CTTAATGTTGAGTAAGTTGTATTATCTACACTTACGCCAAATCCAACATTTGATGGTTGTAAAAGATAGAATGTTCTATTTGGATATGTGTTTCTAAATTCTTCCCATTTAGTTGAAAAATGGGAAATTGTTTGAGAATCACTTTCATCAATAACTGCAATACAAAGACGTTGAGCACTAGTTGGTCTTGAGAAATCGCAACCAGTTGAAATTCCAGCTCTTACGTGAACTCTACCTTCTAAAACTATTTCTTTCTTTCCACCTGGTTTGGTGAAGAGAACATCATATACATAACGACCTTCTTTTAGATTGGCAGTTGTCCAACTTGGGATGGACATGTTTATTTTACCTTCTACTCTATTAGGAAATCCCACGGTAAAACTAACAGCAGTTGCACTTCCCTTATGTTTTCTTAGTTGTGCTTTTGCTGTATAGTTTGTTAAGTCGATAACCTGACCACCAGTTTCGAGCATATCATAGTCTTGACTATAATCTGCTCCAGCGATTATTGTTAAATTGTGAACGTAGACTGCCATTTAACTATTTATTACCAAACTTCTAAGTCCATTATAGATTTCATTATTAAATCCATTATACCCGTAGTTAAATGAGGTATTACTATCTCCACTTACATATAGAATACCACCACCTATTTTTTCATATGCTGTGATTGATAGTGGTGGAGAATATGAAGATGCAGCAGATGTTACATATACAGGAGTTCCTCCCGTGAATATTACAGTAGCATCTTGAGTTTGTGTTGCTGGAAGACCAGAATCTTGTACAGCAGTATTTGAGGATAATTCTGACATGCTTGTATATCCCAGATCACTATCTGCTCTTATTTCTGTTTCAAGTAGAGTTAAAATTTCATTTATATTAGATTGATTTGAACACCCTTCACCTTGAGGATTTCCATTCCACCATTCAGCATTGAACCATACAACACCACCAAGGTTAATATAATTTTTTAGTTTTTGTAATTTACCATTTGAAGTATCTTTAAGATCATCAAGAAGATGACCAGTTACAGCAGCACCAACTGGTTCTGCTGAGAATGAACTACATTGATTATAATTAACTCCAATATGAACTACACCATATTGACCAACATTATCATAGGTTATTACACCAGGTGAATTTTCATTAATGATTCCTACTTCAGAATTAGCATAATCTAATATAACAAGTTGAGGTGAAATATCTTGAGTAGCAAGAACTTGACCTTCTATTACAATACTTTTTTTATCGTCTGTATCTGTGAATAATACATCATAAACATACCTACCTGGCTTTATAGGTCTTGTTGCTGTGCTTGCTAGTGAAACTCTAATATGACCATCTGTTCTATTAATAAATCCAACATTAAATATTGCAGACGGTTTTAAACTGTCAGCATGCTTTCTAAGATGGCATTTTGCTTCATAACCAGTTAGATCTAATGAAGTTCCATCAGAATTGTCTAGGAAAAAATCTCTTGAGAAATGTGCTCCAGTTTCAATAGTGAAATTATTGACGTAAACTGCCATTAGTATAATTCTGATATTAGATATTTATCTTCTTTCTATATAAGGTAGTAATCAACTTCATGATGAATGATAATGTGATTGTAGTTGGAGGTGGAAATGCTGGATGTATATCTGCATTAATTTTAAAATCTACTTTTCCTAAAAAAAATATATCAATAATTAAATCTAAAGATATTGGGACTGTTGGGGTTGGTGAAAGCTCAACAGAACATTTTTCTGAGTTTTGTAAAACATGTGGAATTCCTATACTTGAACTTATACTTAGAGCAAAGGCTACTTTTAAAAATGGGGTTTATTTTAAGGATTGGTCTGATGAGGATTTTCTGCATAATATAAACATTAATAGTGTTTCTTCAACAACTGGTCATCATTTTCCTTATATGCAACAGGTTGTTGCTAACAATAGACCTAATTATGAAATGAATCATAATGGATCTTGGGATAATAGGATTCGTCTTTCGTTTTTTAATGACTTAAATCATTCTCCAACCAATCAATTTCATTTTGATACTCATGCATTAAATAACTTTTTATCTGAAATATGTTTGAGGTGGGGTATTAATATAATTGAAGATGAGTTAGTAGGTGCAATACTTGATTCAAATAATGGTAATATAGCATCTCTTAATGGTAAAGATAAAAAATATGACGCAGATTTCTTTATTGATTGCTCTGGATTCTCAAGGCTTTTATTGGGAAAAACGTTAGGTGTTAAATGGAAATCTTATTCTGAATATTTACCTTTAAATTCTGCAATTGCATTTGCAACTGAAGAGATGGATGAGTATAACATTTATACAAAATCAACTGCTAGAGATTATGGATGGAGTTGGCAGATTCCAACTCAAGGTAGAACAGGTAATGGATATGTTTTTTGTGATAGATTTATTGATGAGGATCAAGCACATCAGGAAATGGAAAAGGTATATAATCAAAAATTGGATGTTGCTAAAACATTTAAATTTGATCCTGGTAGAATGGAGAATGCATGGTATAAGAATTGTTATGCAGTAGGATTATCGCAAAGTTTTGTTGAACCATTAGAAGCAACTGCTATTGGTAGTGTAATACAGCAGATGTATGCATTTATTCATTTCTTCCCCTCAAATAATATTGATGAATGTAATAAAGTTGTAAATGATATTTTTGATAATATATTTGATTATGTTCAGGCACATTATCTTGTAAAAAGAGAAGATACTCCATTTTGGAAAGAAATTAAGAATGATTTGAAGATAAAATCATCACTTCAGAAATTATTGGATATGTGGGAAAAGAGATTTCCATTAGCACAGGATATAGTATGTAAGTGGGGAATGTTTACTGAATTAAATTATATTCCAATATTGTATGGATTAAAATGGTTTGACCAGAAAAGTGTATCTGAACAATATAAAAATATCTCAGATATACCAATACTTAATTGGGAACAATCATATAAAAGTGATATTTTATATGTTGGGCATAAAAATATTATTAAAGAAATTGTAAGAATTTCTAATCTAAATAGAAAAAAATATTAAGATTATGAAATGGAAGGAGATTATGAAAATCCCTGGTACTACAAAGGTGCAGCTTTCACTACTGACGATATTGGCGATTTCTTCGGTTTCGTCTACCGTATTACTAATATCAAATCGGGTAAACAATATATCGGAAGAAAATATTTCAAACAAAAACGTAAGCCTAGAGGTGGTAAGAGACGGGTTACGTCTGAGAGTGACTGGAAAAAATACTATGGAAGCTCTGACGAGCTTAGTGCAGATCGAAAGTTATTTGGAAACTCAGCGTTCAAACGAGAGATCTTATCCCTCCATACCAGACTCGGAGATGTAAACTACGAGGAAACAAAACAGTTATTTCTCAATAATGTTCTTCAAGAATCTCTTGACAATGGAGAGCCAGCATACTACAATAGCAACATATTAGGACGCTATATGCGAAAGGATTATGGAAACTTTGGAAAAGACGTTAAAACATAATTATGATTGGGCAATACATCGTATGGATGTTTTGTGTAAATTAGGAACATATGAAGATATTATGGAAGCAGATTCTATTCGTCAGGAGTTTAGAGAATGGATAAATCCTAATGCGGAGGATCATGATATTCTTTCTCTTGAATATTTTGGAGAAGGAAGTGAGTTTGATAAATAAAAATTACCTGGAAAAAAATCATGAAAATTAAGTTTAACGATATTGCTAACGCAATCAGTGTAGCATCAGGAGTAACACTCGCTGGTATTATTGGAGTAGGATCTTATGTTTATCTAAACAAAGATGCTATCATAGATGACATCAAAGACGCAGCAATTGAGTCTGTTGTTGGTGGCATGGGTGCTGGTGGATTAGGAGGAGATCTTCCTATCGGTGCTCCTGATCTTGCTTCACCTACACCTCAAGCTTCTGCACCTGATGCACCTGCTGGTAAAAGTATGGGTCTTCCTGTTCCTAGTTCTGCTTTCTAATAACTATGGCAATTTATGATGATGTAAAGATCACTATCAACCTTAATGAGTTGGTAGAGATCAGAGCGAAACTTATTTCTC